CTTATTTTATTTATAAATTGATTTACATCTATTTTTATTGTAGAAGTTACTTGACCATTTTCAATAAATCCTTGACCTACTACATTTTGTAAACTTTCTTTTGTGAAAGGATTGTTTTTAGTAATTGTCTCTTCTCCTGATTTTTGTAAAGTAATTTGAGGAGCCCCTATAAAAGTGATTTTTGCAGTCATTTTTTGAGGTAGCTTTATAAGGCCTTTTTTACCTTTTGTAAACTCGGCCGCAGACTGTCTTAACTCACTTAAAGGTATACCAATTCCTTCCGTACTTTCCTTATCATAAGGCGCAGGAAGTGATCCTAAAAGCTTTCCGTTCTTCATTACATAAATATGAATCTGTTTAGCTAATTCTTTACTTGTCAAACTATCATTGAAAGCATCTGTTGAACTTACAAATAAATCTAATGTGTCCCCATTCTTAACTACATTTACAGCCTCTTCATCTACAGAATAATTAGTTCCGTCAGTTTGTCTGTAATCAAAATCAGATGGTACATTTTGATATATTTCATTTCCTTGAGAATCTAATCCTAGTAATTGTGAAATGGCCGAAGAATTAGTTCCGAAGTTTTTAATAAGTACATTTGATTGAGGCGCAACAGCAAGCCATTCTTTTAATGGAATATCTTGTCCCCCTTTGTCATTTATTCTTCCTGTAAGTCTTTGTGCGTTATTTAAATCAATTTCAAAGGTATTATTTGAATTAACAATCATATTGGAGCCAGGGAAAAAACTTGCTAAAGTTTCTACTCTGATATGACTAAATCTTATATTTTGATTTTTAATTGTAGCTAAAGCATTTGTAGGGGTTTGTAAACCTCTCACAGAAGATCCTAAAGAATTTGCTTGTTCATCTATAGCGTCAACAACAGATTTATAATCTTTATCTAGTAATTCAGTTTTAGTTGTATCTCTGACAGCTTGTGTTTGAAGACTGTCAATTAAATCTAACATTTCCGCAACACTTTGCTCATCATTTGAAACTGTTCCTTCTAGTGTTAGCCAGTCATTAAGTCTTGTCTGAAGTATTTTAAGTTGATCTATCTCAGGTATTGTTAATCCTAAATTTTTATAGAAATTTGATGGTCTGCTTATAATTCTATCTGTATTAGGCTCTACTCTTCTGTCGATTTTAGAAAGTAGATTTTCGTATGTTTTTATATCTGATTCCGAAGGTTTTGTTTTTCCCTGCTCGGCCAGATCTGTTCCAAAATATTGAGTTAGATAATCATTTGAACCAATTATTTCAGACACTTTATTTTGTAACTGTTGTAAAGTAGTTAAATTTTGATTAGGTAACTGTTTTTTTAATTCGTTTATTCTTTGTTGGTACTGATCTCTTAAGTTTGGTTGCGCTGTTTCTCCTAATATATTTAATTGTCCATTACTGAATGTTGCTATATTGTATTGTGCGGGAATTCTTTTTCCAAAATCTGTTGGATGATTTTCTACTATATAATTTTCAACAGCATCAACATAGTCCATTTTTCTTGCTCCTTCTGGAAGTATATTTTTAGGAAAGGCTATGATAGCTAAATTAGATGCATTAGCATGTCTTACTTTACCATCTATTATTGCAGAGATAGTGTCATTTAATGCGTTTTTACTTGTAGATACATTTGTAGTTCCAGCTATATTACTTGCATTAAGACCATTAGCTATAATACCTTCTAAATTGGTGGTGGTCTGTGTTAAATGTGTAAGAAAAAAGACATCCTCTGGTAATTTATCAATTTGTGATTTAACTCTGTCTTTTAATTCTTGTTTTTGTTGTTCTGTTAAATTATCTAAATCTTCCAGTCTATTAATTGTCGGCGCTAAATTAGAAATTAAATTTTGTAAATTATCTATTTCAGTTCTTATGTTTTCTTCCTCTGTTCTAACTTCAATTGTAGCCACTGCATTATCTTCTATTTCTTTTTGGTATGCATCATAAATAGCTTGGTCAGCTGAGGGCAATTGAATTCCTTTTCTTACTTCTTCACCTAATTGTTGTTTATAAGCTTCTGAAACAGGTTCTCCATTCTCAAATGCTCTTCTTTCTATTAGATTCTGATTTTCCTGAAAAACTACCACTGTATCTGTTTTCCACTTTTCTAAAATATCTGTGAAATATGAAGCAGTTGATTCATTAAGTTTAGTATTTTTATTCAGTAATTTACTAACCCATCCATTAATAACTTTTACTCTGGTGTTTGGATTTACAACGGCTTGGGTAGTTTTCTGATAATTTTTAATGTGGTCTACAGCTTTTGATTGTGCCTGTAAAGCTTTTTGAATTTCAAAGAATTTTTCTGGATCTGATAATTTTATATCTGCTAAAGTTGCTCTTAATTTATCTAAATTTTCATTTTGAGTAGTGAACATGTCAACAGTTATACTTGCATCTGTATAATTTTTTATGCCTATTGCATCTAAAGCTAATTGTTTTTCCGTTTGTGCTTGTGTTCTTTCTTCTTGTATCGCCGTAATCTCCTTATTTATGTCAATTAAAGCGTTTGCACGTACTTTATTATCTTCTGTGTCTGTTAACTTACTTGCTTCAAATTGTCTGTTTAAAACTTCTTTTTCGCGACGATCTAATGACTGTAAATGTAAATCTAATTGAGATATTTTTAGAGTTTTTTCTTTTGGCGCTAAATCTAGAACTTGTTGTACATCTAAAGCTTCTGTGATGCTTTCTACATTAACTGAATCAGCAACTAAAGATTTAACGTGAGAAATTAAATTTTGATTTATACGCATAGCCGTTTCTCCCATAGTCATACTATAGGCCATTGCTCTTACTACTTCTCTTGTAGAAGTTTTATCTAATCCTGCGATTTCTGTTTCACCTAATAAAGCTTGAGAATAATTTAAATTCTTTTGATGTTTATCTGAAATTTCTTTATACTCAGCTATTTTTTCTTCTTTAAATAGCTGAGCTTGTTCTTCCGCTTCTTGCCCTGTACCTAATCCTAATTCTTTAGCTAATTCGTCATTTTTAACAGCATTTATTTGACGTTGGAAATCGAAAAAGCCTTCCTGTACGCTACTTATAGCTTGATTACGTTCTATGTGAGCTATGGCCGATTCCGCATCAGCTAGTAATTCTCCTGTTAAATCACCTCTTTGTATTGCTTGTTGTTTTGATTCTTGAGAAGCTTGTATTTTATTATTTGCAATTACATTATTTATATGGTTATCTGCTGTAAATGCATTAGCGTAATCAACTGTTCTTTGTGTTTCTTCTCTCTCAGCCGTAACATCTCCAAATTTAAATCTTGAATGCACTCCTGCACCTAATACCCCAACAATAGCTCCTACAAGTCCTTCTGAAAGGCCTTCTTTTGTGCCATAAGTGTCTTGAAGTGCTTCTGTAAATGCATCGGCCACACCATAAGTTGTTTTTGTTTTTTCGGGGTCAAAAGCATTTAGCATGTATTTTTCGGCAGTTTGTGAAACAACTCTTTGTCCCATTTCTTCTTGTGCTTCTGGAATTGCTGCACCTAATACTCCCCAAACTTTACCTGCTATTCTCTGTCCTTTAGTTGCCTCTAAAGCTTTATACAATATTTTACCTTCTTCTGTAATTGTTTTATCAAATCCAATACCTAGTAGACTTCTTTTTAGAAAACTATTACCTACATTTGGATTCACTGTTTTTCCTATTAATGCATTTCCAAATTGGGCTAAATTAGAGGTTCCTACAATAATCATATTAGCCCCAAAAACATAATTTCCTGTTGTGGTTAATTGATCTTTGAAAGCAGAATATTCTTCAGGTGTCGGGTCAACTCCATTTACTTTTTGATAATTTTCAAGCCAGTCATGTTCTGTGGAATTCATATATTGGCGTGCTTCCATTCCAGCCTCATAACCTGCTGAACGTGTTGCTACCAAAGCTACATCCGCTATTTTTCTTATTTTATATGCATTTATAGAAGTAGTTTTATTTATCTCTCCTATCTTACCTAATACCTGATCACTTACTTTTCTACCTAACGCTGTAGTTTCTGCTTCTAGTAAGGCTGTAGATGATCCTTTAGACAATATTTTTGCCGCGTTTAAAGCTTCTAAAGTTTTTGCTTCCCCTCCAGCTCCTTTAATTGTCCACTTTGCTAATTTTGCTAATTGACTTTCTTGCGCTAATAACCCTACTCCTCCTGTTGCCGCTGTCCATATTCCCTCTGAAATAAGTAATCCCGCTGTAAATGACAGTCCTCCAAATACTTTATCTGCCCAGAAATTAGTTGTAGCTACCTGACCAAATAAACTTGCATTATTTTCTTGTTCTGTATAATAATTTGGTAATTTGTAGTCAAGTTTAACATTCAAATCATCAAGATAATTGTTGAAATCTGTATTATATGCTTCAGATAAACTTCCTTTAGATATCCCTTCAACTAAACTATCAACAACTCCTAAAGTCCCTCCTAATACAGCAACACCTGTTTTACCAAGTAACTTACCAAATCCGTTTGTCCATTTTTCAGATGTTGTTTGTTGTTGTGCCAGTCTTTCTTGGTTATTTGTGCCTGGGATAAAATTCTCATACCTTCCTATATATTCTCCATTAGAAAGAGGCGTGTAAGCTTCATTGTAAGACTCATTAGCATATCCCTTCAATGCTCTTGGCTCTTCTTTAAATTGACTTCCAAATAAAGAGGGTGCTTGTGCAAATGGATTTGAAGATAAGTCAGGCTGAACTTCTTTTTTCCTTACATCTTGTGCAATAAAAGTGGTAGGTGTAGTAATAACAGGAGCCACTGTTGCATCTGCTAGTAATTGAGTATCTATTGGATTATAACCTGCTGTAGTTGGTTCTGCCATGTTCTTATTTTAGTCTGTTTAAAACTGTGTCTATTTCTTTAGGGTTTTGCTGTAGGTATTCTAATACTGCTTCTCCAACTAATATTTGTGGATATTGTTTAATAAATAAAAGAAGTTGTTTATCCATTACTTGTTTACCTGTCTCTGTTTCACTTAGAAGTAATGGCGCTCCTCCTTTTTTAAGAGATACAGAAGTTGTCCATTGTCCTTGAACTGGAGTGGCACTAACTGTAAATTTATTGTAAGCATCTTTTGACATTAATGCTGTTAAAGCTTCAATTTTTTCTGCGGGAATTAACGCTTGTAATTTTTGTTTATATACTTGGTCTGTTGTTGGTTGAGTTAAAAAATAACTTGGATTAACTTTAGAACCCATTTGAAAATTCGCTCCTAATGTACCTGAAATAAAATTACTTGCTTTGTTTAAGGCTGATTTTTGTTGTATATCTAAAAATTGAATATTTTCATTATTTATAGGAGTTGTGTAATTACCTGCTGTAACTTGTCTGGATTGCGCTTCATTTAAAGCCTGTGCATTTAAAACATTATATAAATCATCTCCTCTTTTAACTGTGTATGTTCTGGCACTTCCAAATATTCCTTTGACACCTTCTTTTAGACCTGATTGTATAACTTCAAAACTTCCATCATCTGTTCTTCTAAAACTAAGTCCTTTTTTGGGATCAAAAGCTACTTCTCCTTCCATTTGAGGAATTGCGTTAATTATCTGTTCTTTTACTTTATCATTAGTAACTGTTGCTAACTTATTTGTTGTTACAATTCCTTTTCCTTTATCGGCCACTATTTTATTTCTTCCTGACAAAGAGTCTTCTCTTAAACTGACAGATCCGAATGGATTTAAAGTTGTTCTCACTCCCGCTCTATCTGCTAGGGTCTCTAAGCCATTTAATACATTTTCAAAAACTGGTATTTTTGTAGGATCTGCCAATAATGTTTTTTGAAGATTATCCCACCCTCCGTTTTTATTTACAAAGTCTTGTGCTTGCCTTACTTCAGGAGAATCTGCTGTTTTACTCATTATAGGTATACCATAAGCCCCTGTTGTCTCCACTCTTCCTAAAGAATTTAGTTTTTGTCTAAGAGAGCTTACATATTTCGCAGGATCTTGTTTGAACACATTTACTGTTTGTGTATTAGATTCTTTTAAAACTGAGGCCATATCGTTTCTTCTAACATAAGCTTCTAACATTTGAGAATACTGTTCTGGAAATAAGTTAGATAAACCTGATTTGCTAAATGCTGTCTTTGCAGCAGTTGCTGGAGCATATCCGCTCTTTATAGCTTCTGCATAATTTGCTTGATATGATTTTTTAGTATTATCATCTATTCCTCCTCCTTGTAGTGTATTATTCGCCAAAGAAACAATTCCAACACTTTCTGTAGCAAAATCTTTTACTAATGTAGTATATGGATTAGTTTCATCTACATTTTCCACAGGTAAGTTTGAAAGAGAAACTCCTGTACCTGACCCAACTGCACCTACGGCTTTTTTACTTATTTCTTGTTGTAGTTTTGTCATTTCTAAAGAATGCTTTTGTACCGCTCTTGATTCGGCAGAATACTTAAGTTCTAAATCTTTAGCGTCATAAAAAGCAGCATCCGTATCATAAGTAACAGAGGTTTTAGCTCCTGCCATTTTTGCAAAAGTAGTTTTCCAATTTGTAGTTTCTAAAAATCCCCCTATAGAAGCAGAATTATTAGGGTCAATGCTTTTAAAACTTTGTAAATATTGTGATTTTCTGTCTTCTTCTGCTGTTTTATTTCTAAATGCTTGGTTTCTTTGTTCCTGTGTTAAGTTTTTATTATTGTAATCTACATTATATTTTTCAATATTTGCATTTAAGTTTTCTTCTACGTTTTTTGTATATAATTTAAATGCTTCTTGAGCAACTGCTAATCCATTTTCTCCTTGGTATTTAGCCCAACCATTTATCTGTAATTGTTTTCCTTCTTGTGGGGATAGTATTTGAGGCATGTAAGCCAATATTTCAGATTCTGTAAGTCCTTTAACAGAAGTTGTTTTTGTTCTTCTTACACCATCACTATCAGTAAACGGAATTTCAACTGTTTCTTCTCCTTTTAGTTCTTTAAATGCCTTTGCTTTTTCTAAGGCCGATTTATTTACATCAATGTAGTTTGTATATTGAAGTGCTCCAATTTTATCAACCTTATTACCCTGAGCATCTCTACCTTGAAGATAGTTAGCAATTCCTGCTTGCTCTTGGGCAAATGCATAATTTACATCCGAATAACTACCATCGTTTTTCTCTCTTTTTTTCTTTATTTCCGTGTCAAAATTACGAATAGACTGTGAAATACCAATTTGATCTAAAGTATAATCATCAATGGCCATATTGGTATAGGCATTGATTTTATTTGTTAACCCACTTTTTGCCCAATTTATTTTACCACTTTTATTTACTTCATCAATAAGTCCTTGTACATTTTGAGCAAATCTATCTTTGTCTTCTTGTCGCAATAATAGATTTTCCTGCACTTTTAATTGAGCAAGATTATTATTATACTTTTGTAATCCGTTATCGTACTTACCCTGATTAACAGAAAGTGCCTGATTAAGTAAATTTAGATTTATTGGACTTTGATATTCTTGTGGAGTATCAGGAGTGGATAAATAAGATGCCATATATTGTTGTTTATTAAAACGCAAAATCCCACCCTATTTATATAAGATGGAATTGCGAAATTACGTTATTTATTTGAGATTTGCAAATTAATTATTTTTTGCACTACGTTTAAGCTCTTTGAGCGCCTCCAAAACGTTTCTTTTTAGCTTGGACATTGAATTTTTGTAAAGTTTTCTTTGCATCTAATAATCTTTGATACTCGTCTTGTGGACTTGCGCTGTAATTAGTAGCTAAATCTAAATTAGTCATAGCAACTCCATCAGGGGTATATCTAGCATTATCATACATGGAGTTTATTAGGTTTACAGAGTTTACAGTGTTATAATTACCTAAATTCACTTTTTGAGCAGTATTATAATAATTTCTAAGATTCTGTTGAGTTATTGCATCGGCTTTTAATATTCTACCTTCATAACTTAATAAATCACTAGCTCTTGCGTCTTCCTCTCTGGCTTGTATTTGTGCATTTGCTGCATTGGCCTGAAATGTAGAAGCTTGATTTTGTCCTGCAACTTGACCCATTACATTATTTAATTGAGCTTGTGTATTAGCCTGTACTTGTGCTATTGCCGAGGCTCTTTGCGCGTCTGGCAAACTATTTAAACTCTCTATTGTTGAAGCTTCTTGTCTTCTGATTTCATTAACTTGCGCATCAGGTGAAACTAATGGCGCTTCAATTCTATCATATCTTCTATTTATTTTTAAAGCTCCTTGTAAACTATCTGGTAATAAAGGACTTTGATCAGGTAAATTTAGTAGTCCCTGTGTATTTATTTCCTGATTGTTTGCTGTAAATGATGGAAGTTTATTGGTTGGAGAAGGCTTGGTTGCCAGAGGTCTTGAATCACGCGTTACTTCTGCAATTCCATAATCAGCTGATGTATCTCCAATAAGTCCTTCAATGTTATCTAAATTCTTAATACTTGGAGCAGAAAGTTTAGCTCTTAAAGGTGAGTTTTTTAGTTGTTTAACTGTTAGTATTCCATTGTCGGCCAACAACTGTTTTTCTTCTGGTGTTACTAGGTTGATTTGCATTGAATATCTTCCAGAAGTAAAATTACCTAATTTTTCATCATACCCTCTAATAGCTCTAGACTGATCTGTTTCTCCTGTTGTATCTGGTAAAAAAGTCTCTTCTGTTAAATATCTTTGAGCTTCTTTAACTGCATCTGAATTAAAGTTATTAGGGTTATTTATGATAGTTTGAGCCGAGTCTTTCATATTCTCATCTATCAATCTTTGTACATTCCCTACAATTTCAGATTGTTTGTTTAAAGGCACATTCCCTTTTAACTTTACATTTCCTTTTGAGTCAACTGTTATCAATTGTTTAAATCCAGGATCAGAGTTAATAATATTTGGAAAATTATTATACAGATTTTGAAGAGCTTCTTGTGTTTTAACAACTCCATAAGCTTCTGTATTAGCTGATTGCTGTTCTCGAATATTCTTACTGTAAGGATTTAAGTTACTAGTTACATTGGCTGTTCTATTTCCTCCGTTTTGGAATTCATAAAGTAATTCTTTTACTTTTTCTTGCGGAAGATTATATTTTTTAGAATATTCTATAATCATATCCCCATTATAAAGGCCTCCGTTTTGCATAATGGGTTTTGTAATTTCCTCTGCATTATGGCCTACTTTAGAATATTCTTGTAAATTAAATACTTCATCAAAAAAGCTTTTACGCGCTTCTATTATAGGTAATTTCTCTTGCTCTAATTCTTGAAATTCTTCAGTTAGGAAGTTTACATTAATTCTAATTGTATCTTCTAAATTAGGATTATGTAATAGTTTATCTGCTTGTTTTTGAAGTTTTGAAGCTATATCTTCTTGTTCTTTAAGAATTTTATCAAGTCCTGTTTTTCTATTGAATTTGTCAATTACATCTGCATAAGTGTTTGTAGACTTAACCCCTAAATCATATTCTTCATTAAATTTTTTAGCGCCGTCTTTACCTATTTTTAAATGGTCGGAAATAATTTGAGAGTCTTCTGGTAATTGTTCTGCTGTAAGCTCGACACCCCCTCTCTCGTGGGTATTACCTAAAACTTTTTGAACTGTTCCATCTGGTTTTTTAATTATTTCATTGACTTCAAGCTCGGCAACTTTTTCTCCTTCTGGAGTTTCAGCTACATATTCCCCTGTCGCTACCTTATTTTCGTCTTTTTTTTTTAATCTCCCCCCGTCTTTCATAAATGCTTGAGGCTCTTGAACAGGTGGTGCTTGACTTTGTTGTAAGGTAGAAACCATTTCTTGAAGTGCAGCTTGCTGTTGGTCTGGTGGTAATTGTTGTAGTTCAGCCATTATTGCTTGTGGGTCTTGGCCTGTAGATTCTGCAAAAGCTATTACAATATCTTCTGGGCTAGGAGTTGATTGTTGCCCGCCTTCCTGAAAATATCCACCTATTTGTAAAGACTGAGTTGCAGGTACAGAAGCTTGTCTTGCTTTCTGTTGATACTCATTTAAAATATTTTGTCTTCTATTGGCTGTACCTAATCCTGAAACAAGATTTCTTCCTAATCCTGTTGCTAATTTAGTTGCTGAGACTCCGATATCAAAAGCATTTCCTGTTCCTATACCTTGGCCTAATTTATAAGCTGCGCTAGGAATATCGAAGCCTCCATATGGGTTAAAATAAGAAAAATTTTCTGTTACATTTGGTGTTTGAGTAGGCGTTTGTAGTGGGTTTCCATTCATGTCGTATTGATCTCTTTGATCTACAACACCATCTCCATTATTATCCCCTTGAATATATTCTGATCCTGTATCTTGGACTCCATAAGTATTAGGAGTTGTAATTTGAGGTGGAGTAGAATATGGTGATAGTTCATTAGGATTATAAGTAAATCCATTATTTGTAGTATTTGGCAGAGGATATTGTTGAGCTAATTGACTAGAATAAGTGCCAAATTCATTAGTGTCAAACTGATTTGTTGTTGGTGGTTGCAGTGTTATTGGTTGGGGGGTATAACCTAGATTACTAGGCGCTGTAAAGTTACCTCCTATTTGCATAGAAGCCATACCTGTTGCAGTAGTGCCTTGACGGTTTTGATATTGTTGGTAAGCAGGGGAAGTTTGGTATGTTTTCCATTGACTGTAAGGTACTCTTTGATAATCTTTACCCTCTACTGCTGGCGCTTTTCCTAAGAAATTCTCTGCTCTGTCTGTATACCAAATTTTTCTGTCTGTAAATAAACCGTCCGAGGTCACGTCTTTTACAGGGATTGTAGTAAAATCAATTTGTGCTTGTTGTACAGGTGCTGGAGGATTGTTTTGGCTAGAGAAATATGCTTCACTAAACTCGGGCGTAAATTGGATTCCTGTAGCTTGATTTATATTTGCCACATCATTAACAGTAATATTTTTATTGCCTGTTTTTTGATAGTTGTACAGATTTCCTCCGCTTTGATATCTATTATTTTTAACTCTCTTCATTATGAAAATCTTTTGTTTTTATTTCTTTTTGTAGGGTATTCAGTGACTTTATTCGTATTTTCGAAAATATAATTTTTCCCAGGAATCATTAACTTACTTTCTCCTGTTTCATTTGATACGCCAATGAGGGGTTGATTTACATTTTGCATTGAAATATTATTTGAATTTATTTCTACAACCTTACCCCAATTATCTGGATTCCAATAACCTTGATCATCATTAATAACTCCTCCATTTTTTCCATAAATTAAATTATTATCTTCATTTTGCGCTACATTATTCATTAAGTATATAATAGCCTCATCTGAATAAACACTTTGTAATCTATCTTTAGTGGCAGATTTTTTAGTTCTTTTAAACATCTCTGGAGTAAAATCTTGCTTTCCTGCATCATAAACACCTTCTCTTTTTAGTAGGTATCTGAATGCATCTAAATCTGCTTTGTTTTCTCCTGGGATTAAATCATGTTCAGGGATATTTTTATCTTTTTTATGATAATTAGTAAGCCTTCTTATATCTGTCTTATTAAACCTGTCTTCTGGAAATAAACTAGTAGTGGCATGTGATCTCTCGTGAGTCTCTATTTCCTCAGATGTTGGTTGAGTTGCATTTGGATAAACATCTCTATGAGTATCAATATTATATTTAGAATCTAATTGTATTTTTTTCGTCCAAGGACTGTAGTAACTGCCTCTTTCACCTTCTTCTTGTTTATTACCTAATAATGATTGTATTACATTTGGTGCTGGGGGAGCTTTATATGGAAAAACTTCAGGGTTTGTTCCTGCTAATCTTCTTTTTATTTCACCATCAACATCTTCATATCCGCTGTTTTTTAACCGTTCTCTATATTTAGGTGAATTAAGGTATTCTAGAGTAAATTGCTTTGGTGTTATTGGATTAGCGTTATTCATAGGAAGATCGTAAATACCCCCTCTTTGAAAGTACTGCTCTTGATTATAGATGTCTTCTTGTTGTACTTGGTTAGGATCTACATACTGTACTTGTGAAGCTACTAATAAATCTTGTATAAATCTTTGCTGATTAATTTTTTGCTGTTGTTTACTGTTTAATTCTTCTTTGGCCTTTTGTACAGCTTCTGTTTCATTTTCTGGCGCTAAGTTAGGTATATTAATTGGTTCTACAAAACTACTTACTTCTGGTGTGTATGTAATAGGTACTTCGTTAGTAGGTGGCGTATAACTGTCTATAGCTCTTTGTGCTGTTCCTTTTAAAAACTGTTGTTGGTCTGAGTCTGTGAGGGAACTACCTGATAATTTTTTATAAGTGTTTAATACTAATTTTTGTCTTTTAGTATCAGCATGAAATTTTACTTTAGGTCTTTCATAATCATCTGAAACAATTCTACCTGTATTATAAACACCTTGTGCTGTTCTTAACTTATCGCCTGCTTTTTTATGAGTGTTATTTAACTCCCAATTTACAAAATCTAATTGGTTGTCTAAATCTGTCCAATTTGATCCGTATTTATTTTGTAAGGCCTCTAATCTTCCACTGTGCCACTGCGCGATCCCTTTTGATCCTTTTGTATCCGCTGTTCCTAATATAGTAGTATTCAGATTACTTTCTCTTATCAAATTACCCACAATACCTGCTGCTTGGTCAGGAGTCCATCCATAACTAAGCATTTTCTTATAGGCGTATTCTTCTTTGTTTTGTTGCTTTATTTTATCTTTTATCAAGGCCATATTATAATTCTAGATTTACTTTTGAACTCAAAAGATTAATTGCGTACCTTAGTCTGCTTTCTATAGATTGTTCTAGTCTAACTGTGAATACATTAGATCTCATTTGTTCAAGAACATTTTTACCAGTAAATTTTACGATATCTGTATTAATTGTTTTATTTATTTGATTTTTGTCCCAAATCCAGGTAGGTTGGTTAGCCTTGTGAGAGAGCATTCTATTATAAAAATAATTTGTTGTGTATTCATTATGTACTTTAGTTGTTAGTACCTCCTGATAAGAACCATCTTTTGCTGTAATAGGATATTTAGAAATCAAAGAAAGTTGCCCTGTATTTGGTACAAGTCTAAGTTCTCCCGAATTAGTAAACGGTGAATAAATCCACATCTTGTTAAATGGCTTATCATCTATTTGTGCTGCGTCATACTCATTATGATATCTACTCACTTCCATCTCAAAACCAACCGTTTTTAACAGTATTTCTCCATATTCTCGTTTCAACATATACTCAACTAAGAAAGGATACTTTTTACCGTAGAATACTTGATAACTTCTATTAGTTAGTAAGTGTGACCACAATCCTAATTCTGTTGAATCTGTGCTTTGATTTATTCCTGTTTGGAAATAATTTTGGTGCGGAATGTAATAATTTGGAGCGTAGCTATAAAATCCTATCCATTTTTGCTCTATAGGGGAAAATGCAATTGTCCAACTAACATCCTGAAAATAATTAGGGTCTGTTACTGAAACAGGTGTTTTTACTTTTTCTATGGTCGGTTCAACACTCTCAGTGCAAGAACATTGAGAATTTCCATTTGGGAGTATTATTGTTGTGCAACCATCATCGCATACAATATCATTTATAACCACTGTGCAGTTACAATATACTACTCCTTCTATTGTTTGTTGAGAGCATGTCTCATTTGGGCAATTACATATTGGCATAATTAATCGGTTATTTCTACTTGGTAGTTTATTAATGCTGAATAGCATGCTTCTGTAATCTTACTGCGCCATTTATATGCAATCTCTTTAATATAAATTTCTTTGGCGATCTTGTATACTTGGAAAGCTTCTTCAGGAGTATTAAATATTCCTAAATGATCTCTATCTTTACCAAATCTGGCTCTAAATTTTTTACCTGATTTTGTAACACCTATTGGATATTTTCCTCTTGATTTTCCGCTTTTTATAAATAAACTATTAATTTCAAGTGGAACTAGACAACATGCTTCGGGAGAGTAAATTCTATTACCTTTTATTAAAATATCTTTATCTAAAGCCCAACCCAACATTTTTTCAACTGTATACCTTTTTTCAAACCATTTTGCGAAGTTTTGAAAATTGTGCCATTCTTGATGTACTTCACATTTAATATAAGAAGGTTTCGTTTTATGGTATTTGGGGTCATAACACCTTTGTAACATACTTTGCCATATCTTGTAAGACTTATTAGAACTACTATACTTACCTATCCCTCTATATCCAACACCATATACAGAAGGTTTTAATCTGTGATCAATCTCAATCATTTTATTTTTAATTTTTTACAAATATAGTAATAATATTGTTAATACACAAATTTCACTCAGACAATTACAAGCCATATTTTAATTTTTTAAGGTATTATAGTCCATCCTTTAGCTAAAAGTAATGTCTCTGTATTTGTTCCTGTAATACCTAGTGCAGGTATATTACTTGATGCTTCTAGTATTCCATTATTTCCAGCTAACGTTATCCAACTTGTTTCCGTGTCCCAAGATGTAACAGTAATTTTATTATTATTTAAATATAGTCGCTGAAGGTTGTTTGGTAAAGCTAAAGTTGGATTAAATATTACAATATCATTAGCATTTAAGAATAGTTGCTGAAGGCTACTTGGTAAAGGAATTGTGGGATTAAATGTGACAATCTCATTAACTTGTAATCCTAAATCTAATAGCCCACTTGGTAAAGCTAAAGTTGGATTAAATATTACAATATCATTAGTAGCCAGATTTAAATTTTTTAAACTAGTTGGCAAAGGAATTGTAGGATTGAAAGTTACGATTTTATTAGCTTGTAAATTCAAAGTTTCAAGTCCATTTGGTAAAGGGGTTGTAGGATTAAATGTGACAATATCATTACTAACTAAATTTAAATTTTTTAAACTAGTTGGTAACGGGATTGTAGGATTGAAATTCACTATATCATTATTTTGTAAACTTAAATTTAACAACCCATTTGATAAAGCTTCAATAGGGTCAAAAATTACAATAGAATTAGTAACAAAATTTAAACCTGTAAGACTTGGTATTTTTACAATATTAACTGTAGTTACATTTTTACTGTCTATTATTAAACTTGTCATATTAGTATTAACTCTAAATCTCACTCTTCCTCCAACTAATGAAAAATTAGTTATTGTTGCAAAAGTTGTTCCAGACTGCGTTAAGAAAAATGATTCCCAAGCACTCACTGTAGACAATGTCCCCCAATTTGTCGAAGCAACATCAAAATTTATGGCTGGAGGTTGAACTGTCACTGTAACAACTGTTGTAATTGAAATACATCCATCAATTGTAGGTGTAATCGTATAAATAGCCGTACCTGAAGTAATTCCGTCATTAATTAATAAGTCAGTTATTGATGTTCCTGATCCGCTTGTTGCTCCTGTAACTCCACTTTGAACCACTGTCCATGTGAATAGGGCTCCTGGTTCTCCACTTAAAGTGATGTTTGTTGTTTGGCCACTATTTATATTTTGAGAAGGCGGTGTTGCAACTACTGTAGCTTCACAATCACAATCTGCGGGTACTGTTGTTGAAAGGGTGCACGTTTGTGTATCTTCATCATAAATATAACCATTTGGGCACAAAGTTCCTGATAATGTTGTTTTTTCACATAACTCTGTTGTTGGATTATATTCGTACCCTATCGGACAAGTTATCTCACTTTCTCCACAATCTGTGTAAAAACCAATATTCTTGTCAAATTTTAGACATGGATCAACTTTAGGTATATAGTCTTTTTTAGTTATAAATACGCGTCTGAATCGACTATCGTAACCCATAGCTATACCAACTCCATTTATTGCATTATCTGTATCTAAATCACTTATATTAGCTATTTGGGATTTTAGTATTTTAAATGGTAGATGTTCTTTAAACCAGTTTCTCATTCCGCTTGGTTTACCGTTTATAAGACTCGATATCTCGTTCATTCCTTGACCACCACTTGGGATCTCAATAACTTGACCTCTTTTAGCATCTACATGATAATGTCCAAATTCACAGCTTACTGATTCTGAACTTCCTGTTCCTCCAAATCCAAGATCTGTTTCTGAATAGGTCATTGGTCTTCTTGCAAAAGCTGAAGATAAATTTCTTGAATCCGCTCTTTTACCATCATCTACGGCCACATCAATAGCATTGAATAGAGAAGTTGCATTTTCTTGTCTAATTAGAATTTGCTCTCTTTCAATTGTGCGTATATCTTTTAGTTTTCCGTATTTACTATCAAACTCGTAAAAGTCTAATGGTTTATAATTTAAGTAAGGGTCATTATAATTGTTTTCACTGTTATCTGGTTGCGACCACATTATACCATTAGGCTTATCATTTCTACAATCACTTTCTAACTGATCAAAATTATCTGACAATGTTCTATATGCTGTAGTGGTTACAGGTTTAGAATATATTTGATTATAAAAGAAAAATTCTCCTTTTTTAATTGATACATTTTTTTCTTGTGTCCATTCAGATGTATCTCCTGTATTTGGGTAAAAGTTCCTTTCTAATGTTGGTTCGGCGGTTCTATTCCAGGTATTTATTCTAGTTTCAGTTAAGAAATTAGGTACTCCATAATAATATAGATAAAATTTACTTGGTGGTCTATAGTAATTAGTTTGTTTAGTTTCACAATCAAATTTTAAATCATAATCTATGTCTGGGAATAAAGCAGACTGTCTTCTGTAGTCTGTCATTACTTCATAATCTACATAAAATCTAGGTTCTCTCCCTATATTAGAATAAAATTTATAATTAAATGGTGTTAAACTTGCTAAACCAAATGCTGTATCTGTAAACAACGGCATTTTTCTTTTAAGTGTATGTCTGGAAATAAAAGTGTCTCCTCCAAAAATAGACAAACAGGTTGTTTTAGGATTTTTTAAATCTCCTCTGTATCCTGTTGACAACCATTTTATAGAATTAACTGTACCGTATTGTGAAGGTAAGTAGTTTTTTAAAGCTACGTATGGATTGGCCACATTTTTCTTTATTACTTTACTTATCCCTGTAGTACAAGCATTATTTTGACTTGCTATAGTTAAAGACGAGGTATTTGTATCTATCTTATTATTATCAAAAGATACATATTCTGTGGGGTAATTTAATGTATTAGAAACTCCTAAAGTTAATAAAACAGATTTTTCTCTGTCTAAGTTATTTATACTTATTTTTTCTCCTGTGACATCATCTACTTGTGAAAAATTACCTTCTTTTAAATACTTTGCGGAATATAGAGACCTGATTTGATTTCCATTTTCTTGTAGTAATTGCATGTAATTATACTTAGCACTAGAATGAAAATATGAAGAGAAGTTTTCAGGTTGCCCTAAATCTCTAAATGCTTTTATCCAATCTAATCTGTGTCGGCCATAATTTACAACTACAGAACTAATTGCCGATAAGGCTCCTGCTATAATAGAAAGTACAATACCTGCTGGATTCACAGACACTACAAATCCTGCTGCAACTCTATAATTCTCTCCTGCATTTGCCAATTGTACTGCAACTTCTGTAGCTACTTCTAGTCCTGCTAATAATCCTGCCAGATCTTTTGCTTTTCTTGTTAAGATTACAAATTTCGGATGATCTTTTACTTCATTAAAATAACTGTTATCTGTTTGGCCGAATACATATCCCTGAACAGATAATTCTGTTGGTAATGTGTATCTATAATAATCTGTTTCTGGGCTATGGTACGTGAATTTATCATTTTTCAATCCATTGTAAGGATGTGGGATAAATGTTGTTCTGCTTCTATCTGAATAATTTAAAATATCACTACCTAGATCATTGTAAGGGTAATTAGAATAATAAATAGACTGTGTTTTGTCATTATCATCTATGTACTTTCTCATATCAAATATAAGCCCTGAAGACATTATACTTCTATCTTGCGCTATATCTCCTCTGAATATTTCATATCCTGATATTTGATTTCTTTTTTCTTCGCTTAATAATCCGTTATTTACCGCAATATCTAAAAATGAATTAATTGTAGTTTCATCTATTGTTATCCCTAATGGATATATCACTGAATCACTTTGAGTCAATTGAGGATTTTCATACATAAAAGGACTAACCTTATTATCAGGAAATTTAAAATGTCTTATATTTCTACAAGTAAAATTTACTAAAGGTTTTTCAACACTGTCTTTCTTCCACTGGTAATTGCCTTCTGAATCTAAAATAGGTATAAACACCTCTGAAATAGTTGTACCCTCTACAAATTCTAATTCAAATTTTTCTCTTTGAAATATGTTTATATCCGAAGGTTTTATTTTTAAGGTGCTAGAATCATATAAAGAAGTATTATCGGGATAAATCTCTTGACTTTCCCAATAAGCAAAATCTCCTTTTTTATATGGAGTGGCCATACATGAATTTGCAACAGGTTTATTGAATGTACAAGTTGCCGTGTAAGTTTGTTTTTTATCTATTCTTATAGATTCATACGTTACATCTATTCTGGAATATTCTCTGCTTCTAATAACTACAGCAAAACATCCGCTTAAAGGTGCTGTTCTATACACTAAGTCTTCTGCACAGTTTTCTTGACTTACTATTTTAGCATCAATAGCGACATAAAAGTTTTGACCTGAAATTTGACCTATATTTGTAGAAGTTCCTGCTTCATTAGTAATAGTCCAGTCTAAAGAGTTATCTGCTTTTTGAAAAAACAACATCTCTCCTTGTCCTGCATCTACTATTTTAGAATACAAAGGTGTTGTTGAATTACATTTATTATAAATAGAAACTCTTATGTCAGTTCCCACTGAAATATTATCTGTCTGTTGTAATTCTTTTATTTTAGATACTTCTAATACGAATCTATCTCTACTTAATATATCTCCCTTAAACCATAAAACTCCTTTGTGTAATTTATTTGTCCATTCTGCTCCTGAAGCAACTGTATCTTTTGTTGTTTGCAATTCTGCTACAGTTACTGCCCCATAATAATCATGAAAATATCCTTGATTAAAACTACTTGTAGGCGTAATTTCTGCAATTGCATCAGCATATGTGCATTCTAAATTTTCAAATTGAAGAGTTCTGTAAAAAGCAGTTCTTGGTTGAGGGGGGAATCCTCCTCTACATTGCATAAAAGCAGTTTCAAAATCTGTATTTCTTTTTGGATTCCCTGTACTTGTATCTAATTCATAGATTGTACAAGTTTGTGGAGGTTTTGTTTTAATATACTCTGTTGGGAAAACAGCATCCACCATAGTAGCAGATTCTCCGACAATGGCTCCTACAATTAATTCTTCATCATCTAATATGGGCGCTTCACAATTATTATAATTTGGTGTGCAATTTAAATTAGTATAACAGTCTATATCAAAATAATTACAAAAAGGGTAAGAATTTGGATCAGAAGGAGATGGACAATTTGCATATGTTAGGCAATCGCCATTAGTAATAGTATCAGTTATAAAAGTTGTTAAATCTACGTAATTCTGAGTTGTTTCTATACTGAACGTTGCGCCTGGAGTAGTAATAACATTTTGATAAACACAGTTTTTTTGAATGTCTTCCTGTACTTCAACTATTTCCAAAGAGTCAGAAGAACAAAAATCTTCATCTTCAGTTGCTGTATTATAATATTGCCAATATTTAGTTCTGTCTGTTGAATTACAAGCACTTTTATTTGACTCTATAGAAACTCTATCTTTGTTGGTGATAGGTACTTCTATTAAGTCACTTTCTTTTGCATTACGGTTAATTAAAGGAAATAAAGATGTTTTATACCCGCCTTCTAATAAAAATCTTATAGAATAAGGGACTACTTCATCTCTATTAATAGATAAATATAATGAATCTTTTACTCCATCTTTATATAAGTCTTCTTTAGCTATATGTGTTTGCCACTTTAAAAAGGAACCTAATAAATTAACTACAGGTTGTAGATTTATTTCTTTTTCAGTTGTTATTCCCGCGCCTATTAATGAATTATTACTCTCAGTTAAAAATTCCCAACGTTGAATATATAAATTCTCTCTAATTAAATCAGATAATTCAATTGTTTGTTTATTTTGTTCCCCTCCATAAATAACTGTAGTGTCGTTTATATTGTGGATTCCTTCTACGAAAAATCGTGTCACTCCAACATCCTCTAAAGTTGTTTGAATAACTGCAATTTTATAATGTGTAAATCTTTTATCTAAATTCCCTACTTGAAGTTTAATTGAAAAATTGGTAGGTGTTCCTAATTCTGCTTGAGTTAAAGTAACATTATTTCTGTCAAATATTTGAATAGGGTTAGTTATAGAAGTATATTCTGATATTTCATTACCTAATTGATCTGTATAAGCAATTAAGAATTCGTATGTTCCTAATTTAAGTCTTCCTCCTAATTCAATTGAAACTGGAGTTAGTTCTGGTAAGTTATACCTTTTAAAAATAAGAAGTTTATCTGCGTCTAAACATGTAGGAATTATTTCATCTACTCCGCAATTAATATCTCCTGTTTGTTTATATTGTTGTAAATTATCTAATACTATATATCTAGGAGGTGTATTATCATCAGTGAAGTATATTGTTTTACCACACTTCTCATTTTTTATAACTGTTTTTTTTATCGGCGAATTAATAGAAAATTGAAATCCTTTTTCTGGTTCTCCAGCTAATATATGACACTCATCATTAAGTAATGTTTCATATATATTTAATTCTGTCTGCGTAATATTTTCTAATGGTTCCGCTAAATCAAAGTATTTTACACATCCTTCGCAATCATTCTGTAAGTCATCAATATTTTGAATTTGCTGCACATTTTTTATCTGTCCAAATTCTCCCACACCTGTTGTAGGGTTTACTAGAAAGAAATAGGTTGAATTGGAATAAATATCATTTGTACCATTAATTACTTTAAATCCTGCTTTAAATCTAGAGGAAAGTAAATTAGACATTTCATTGGTTAAAGTGAAGCTTCCTCCATCTATTCCATCAAAAATTCCATTTAAAAGAGTTGAGTAATCAGCTTCTCCTAAATTATATTGATCTCTATTTAATCCTCTTTGAGGTTGATTGAATTTTATATCTGGTTTAGCCAAAACTGTACTTTATTTTTAATTGTTAACCTCTGCCGAAATTATTGAATTTTCTAAATCTCTTATCTCTTCTTTGTTTTAACCCTTCATCCCAATTTTCTCCTGTGATAGAATTAAACCTTACTTGTGCTAAAGCAGCTGTTTTATCTTTTTGTGATTCTCCTTTGTAAAACTGTAATTTAGTTAGTACGTTAGCATCATCGTCATTTGCCCAAACCAATTCAAATACTTTGGCTTTCCCTGATGAAATAAGGTACTTATAGATATTTTTATTTGGATCTTCGGGTAAAATAATTTCTTCCTCTTCATCAACTAATAGTCCTTGATACCAGATACATATAAACCCATTTGAGAAATTTGTTTGTAAAGTATTATTTATAATATTTATATGATAAGGTGATGATTTAACATATACATTTTCACATTTTAAATCTAATTTACTTTTATCAAATCCAGGAACTAATTTTAAAATAGTGTTATTTCCATAGTAAAAATTAGCTTTTAAATCTCTATTAAAAAAATAAGTTTTCTCTTCTACATACTTATAGTCTCCTTCTAATATTTTTGAACCGTTGTCCCAAATTTCAGAGGCTTCTTTTCTAACTCTATAAAAATAACTGTTTATTAATTCTGGCTCGTTGCAGTCTGCTTCTGGAACACATCCTATCGGACTTGTTTTTACAGCTTTAGTGAGAGAAAAAAAGTTATCAGGTAAAGTAGCTTGCCCGTTTTTAATTTGTAATACATGAGGGTATATCTCCATGACATTACCGCCAAAACCCTTTAGTTCATTTAATAAAAATAATTTTAATGAGATATCGTCAATCAATCCCATTTCATCGTACATTTTTAAATCTGATGTTATGTCGGCCAGTACATTTTTTAATGTTGTCATTTCAATATTGGGGGATCAATTTTAGAATTTTCTCGGCCATATAAATTATTCAATAACATAAATGACATTCTATATTTTTTACTTTTTTTTCTAAGCCTGTATTTCAAACTATTGATTAGTCGTTGATCAAAAGCTTTATCCATTGTCCATTGTTGCATGGAACTATCTTTTCTTATTGGCATAAATACTGGACTATACATGCAACCCATAGTTTGTAAATACTTTCCTTTAACTAAATAGCCATCAATATAGAAATTTCTTATTTTTCTTTCAGGGTGGCGCATCATACAGAAATATCCAAAACCTTCTATAAAGACACCTGCCTCATTTTCTAACATACGTTTCTTAATTTCTTTAAGGCATTCTCGCATTAGAAAAAATAATTTTTGTTTAGCTATCCGTTTCTTATACTTTGTCCTTTGTCTGTAAAACTTATGTGCTCGAGGAGAAAATATTAATTCGGACTTTAAAAATTTAGTACTTTCTTCATATAAAGGTTCGGGAAGCTGTTTTGTGGGAGGTATTTGTTTTTTATGATTAGTACATCTAAACACCCTTTTTACAGCATCTCTTTTTAAATATTTCTTAGCCATTAGGATTTAAATTCGGATTTGTATCTTCTTGAATTTGCTTAGTTAAAGATAACTGTTTTAATGTTTCCTGAATTACAACTTCTTCTAATTTATTAGGGCAGACAAATTCAAAATCCCACACAGAGTCACATTTATTTTTACTGCATTCAGATATTTGCTCTAACTCATATAAGTCCTGAGAAATTAAATATAAGTTTCCCGTATAAAATTCATAATCTGGGATGTAAATATAATTATCTTTAATGTAAAAATACTTTTTATTTGTTTTTCCCGTTCTTTCTTTATTTTTTCTATATTGTGTGGCTGTTATAGGATCAAATGCATAACTTCCATCTATACTTGTAACTTCTTTTAAGGTATGTCCGTATTTTGACCAAATAAGCTCTGGAATTTTTTTCTTACTTCTCATTAAAGTCTTACAAGTTTTAAACTCCACTATTGGGCAATCTATAATATCAATGTTTTTAAACTCCGTACAAGGTATTTCTTTATATATATTAGCTTCTCTATATAAACTCTTATCATTCAATTTCTGACTAATATAAAATTTGGCTTTACTCTCTAAAGTACTTAATACAAGCCTTCTACTAATTCTACTATCTTTTGAATTAGCTTTTAAAACATTCAAAATAATATCTGTGATCTCGTTATTGCTCATCTAGTGTTATTTTAAATTGTGTAAAACATTCCGTTTTAGATCCGCAAAAATTAATTTTCGGTTTATACTGAAAGTTTTTTAATTTTCTTTTTTCATCTCTTTCAATATCCCAAATACTACCTGCTTCTCCATATATACAAGAGATTATTTCGTAATTATATGGCATATCTACTTTACTCTTATACCTTTTTTTAATAGTCCCCATTGTTATTCCAATCTTATAAAATTCCTCTTGGTCATTAAAACACCTTATTATATAAAAAATACATTTTCTTCCGTTTGCTTTTCTAACATAGTCAGAACGTCTCCAATGCGACTCTTTACTACATCTTGTACAGCCTCCTCCTCTTATGTGTACATCGGGGCGTTGTTCAAACTCTCCGTGTTGTTTGCAAATTATAATGACATTGGAAGTATTACCTTTATAATCTACTAAACTGTAGTCGTATTTATCATTATGTACTAAAATAGATTTTGATATAAAATGATCATTTGTTGACAGAAGAGCAAGTCTACTTGTCTCACGTGCGCATTTTTGACAACCTTGCCCTTTTAAATATACTAGTGGAGACTTTTCAAAAATTCCGTGCTTAGGGCAAATTATTTTTACAGAAGTATTATGATCGATATAATCTACTAAATCATAATCATGTTTTTCTCCGTAGACTTTTTTAGCTTTTTCAATAAATTGCTCCGTTGAAGATCTTATTTGTTCAATATAACATTTTTTACAACCGCTTCCATTTTGATGGTGAGATGGGTTTTGTTTAAAATCCCCATGAATTGGGCAAGTGATGAGTAGTTTAGATGTGCTATTTATGTATTCGGTTTTTGTGTAATCATAAAAATTACCATGTATAACTTTTACTTTATCTATATACTCCTTAGTTGTATAACTATATTTACCTGAGCACTTAGAACATCCTGCTCCTCTTGTATGAGAGGCTGGTTCTTGTAAAAAACTGCCATGTATTTCACAGAGTATTATAACCTTAGTTACACTATCTTTATAGTCTACTTGTGAGTAGTTATATTTATTCTTGTGTTTAAGTGTAGATTTTTTTATAAACTCATCTTTTCTATTCATATGGCAAATTTAGTGATATTTAATTACTTTAACAAATTACTTAATTTTAAACAAAAAGGAGAGCATTTCTACTCTCCTCGTTGAATATAGGATGACCAAAAACCTATATTTTTAACATGGATCTCCTTCGGCTTCATTTAGAACTACTTCTCCTGTAGTGGTAGTGACTGTTAAGAAATGCCTAGGCGTACTTTCAACTCGTATATAAGTGTAAGGTATTGGTATAGTTAATGCAGCGTCACTAAAAACTGCTGTAACTGAAAAAGGTACATTCAGATCCCCTACATAGTATATGCTACCTCTGAGAACTGGAGAATTTATGTTTACAAATCCTCCAATACAGGCATATGTACCAGAATAATAAGTACCTGTAGTTACAGGTGGTGAACTTAATTCTGTCTGAGTTTTAAATATCAATTTTTTTATATTGTTCATATCTTAAGCTTTAGTATCTGCAAGTATATCGAAAGAATTACTTGTACCTATTTGTTCAAGACCTACAGCATAACCCTGACCTTTAATTTTTAAACCTATAGGATTTGTTAGAGTTGTTCCAGATCCTGTAAATGTTACATCTGCTGTCCCTTTTTGAGTAAATCCTACAAAGAAGTTTGAAGGTAATCCCGATGGAACTGTAATTGTGATTGGGGTTGCTCCATTATTAATTTTAATGCTATAATTGTTATCTGCCGCCAATAAAGTGTAGTCAGCAGTTATTGCTTTTTGTAAGTTAACTGTTTCTACAGTATACGGTGTTGCAGTAGTTCCGTTTCCTGTCACTACTGTAGTTACTCCACTATTTAGTTTAGTTTCAGACCCATCTATAACTTGTGTGTTACTTATTACAAATGGTGATCCCGATGTTCCCGCACCTGTTACTGATATATTTGTCCCTGCATTTATTACTGTAGAAGACCCTGTGGCAGTGGAATTAATTGTGTAAGGAGTGGCAGTTGTTCCGTTTCCAGTAACTGTTACATTAGTTCCCGAATTTATTTTGGTTTCAGAACCATTAACTGCAATTTGGTATGGTGTTGTTACAGTTCCATTTCCTGTAACGGTTGTGTTTGTTCCATTGACTATTTTAGTCTCACTTCCATCTATAGTAGGTATCATGTCTTCTGTTGCTAGCACATAATCACCATCTATTAGTTTAGCTGGAAATAATAACCTTGTTTGTTTTGTAATTCCTTCTTGAAATTCAACTCTTGTTGTTTGTAAAAAATTACCATTAAATGTTTGTTGTAAAGACATTACTCCTGCATCAATAGACAATGCCGCAGCTACAAAATTTGCACTATTATTCTGATAATAAGTACCATTTAATAATAATCTATTTGCGCTTAAACTTAATTGTTGCTGTTCTTTTCCAAATGTTGGAAATCCGTATTGAACTTCCATTAAAGCACTAAAATCAGTAGAACTCATTTTATACGAACTAAAACCTTTAGTTGCTGTATCACCTACGTTTAATACACTCTGTAATCCTTGTAAAGATCCTGTAGGTACAGATAATTCTATATCATTTTCATTTTCTGTTATTGTTACAGATCCATCACTAGTAATTGTTTTTAATTCTTTTCGTCCGATTCCATCAACTCCTTTGTATATCTGAGCACCTGACCCTACATTCACTAAATTAATAGATGCAATTAGTTCTGCAATAGCTGTACAAATATACTCATCAAATTGTTGCATTGCTTCTGTAAAAATCGTTCCTGCTGAGACACCCGAGCATTCTAAATCCTGCGCCAAAACAATACAATCTGTAGAAAGGTCAGAAACTGGGCATGTACAAGGTTCTGGAGGACATAGTGGATTACAAAGACTAAATTGAGGCTCTGATTGACATCCACAATTATTTTGTTGGCAATTAGTGCACATAAATTTTATTGTTATGCGTTCTCTAACGCGGTTATTCTTGTTTCAAAGTTTGCTCCTTGCGCTTCTAAAACTAATATTCTACTTCTTGCGTCTACTAATGAAAGTAAATAAGCATTTAGAATTTCTGTTAATGTTGAATTTGGAGGTAATGATAAGTATGTTATAGCCGCGGATTTGATTACACATGTTGTGTCTATATGTTCTCCGCGGCATTCATCTTCTGTAATTATGGGTGTAATTGAGGGTTGGCAAGCCATTTTATTATATTTTTAAGGTGTTGTACAAATTTTTTCTGTTACTGCTTTCATCCAATCTCCTAAAGTTAATATTGAATTATCACAAGGGTCTACTAAACATCCTATGACATCTTGACATTCTCCAATAGGTTTTGAGCAAATAGGTTCTGTTTCCAGTTCGACTATTCTTTCTTGTAGATCACAAATAACTTGCTCAAATTTAGCTAAAACATTTTTTACAATTACTTTTCCTGATTCAAGTGTATATTCCAAACATAACTCTCCTAAAGCTGATAAATCTATTTCGGTCTTTATTTCTCCTACTTGATTATATAAATCCTGAGTTACCTGTTCTTGATCTAAACATGTTTCTTCTACTAATTCAGATTGTGAGTTAGGAGTTCCTTCGAAGTCTATACACGCTGAATTTTTTCTTGATCCGCATGTATTACTTATTTTATTTCCGCAATTTTTTGCCATTTTTTTAATTTTACTACTACATACTTTTCCAGTCGTAGTTGTTGTATATATTTGTTACGTTTTTTGGACAACACTCTCTAAAAGGTTTTATTTTATCTATATTACACCTCTTCGGGTTTCCTAAAGTGCCATTTATTTTTTTCCAAACCCATTCTGATAATTCGCAATTTTTCATTGAAAAGATTTTTATATATAACCTATAAAATGATAGTTTATCTTTATCCGCACCTTCTCCTAACATAAAATGATCATATAAGTATTGCTTTCCCATCTCCTCTGAAAATCCTTGTTTCCATTGTGACATGTACTTTTCTATACTTAATTTCTCTAAACTTTCTTGTCCCATTACACTACTGTTTTTAAGTCACCCGCTGGGGTTTTATACCACCTACTTGTTTCTAAACCTCCTAATATTGCTGAAGCATTATCTGTGAAAGTAGGTAAGCTAATACTTGTTCCATTTAATATATTATAAACTTCGCTAATAGTTGCAAACGGATTTATATCACTTGGAGAATTTGAATTATTCAGAGCATCTATTTCATCTTGTGTTAAGTTAGACTGTTGTGATCTATTATATAAATCTAAAAGAATTGGTTTTAGTTTTTCAGGTTGATTAAACCAAATTAAATTTTTTATTTTTTGCAGAGTTGTCATATTAATATTTTTGTTTATCGAATAGGGAACTAGCTTCTTGAAAATATCTATCAGCCTTAACAAAATCTCCTTTTTTTGTTTCATCTTTAGATGCTTGTAACCAATCTTTAATTTTTTCAAAAGGTTTTATTTGCTTGGCTGTTTGATCTGTAAAATCCATACCTATTAAACTGAGTGCTTTTGCTATTTCTAAGTCAATTTCATCTGTTTTAAGATAATATCTTTCTTTTTCTATATCTTCATACCCACTAAGTAATTTAATGGTGTAAATACCATCAGGTAAGTTTACATAAGTTTCTTTTGTACAATCACCTTTTAAACAAGATATTCCTAAATTATGAGAGTTAAAATTATTTACAGCCCACTTTTTAAAAGAAACTGTTTTATATTTTGAAGACCCTGGAATCTTTATTGATATATAGCTAGGTTTATTTTCCGCATATAGCCAATCACTAGTATCAGCTACGGAGAGTATTTTTGGATTACCTGTTTCAAAAACTTCAAAATCTATTTTTATTTGGCCAACTATTTCCATATTATACACGAATTAAATCTATTTCTTTTTTATTGACAAGTAATCGGCTAAAGTGCCTGACTTCATATTTATATATTTATTAAAATGGATAGGATTTACCTATACCTAAGTTATATAATTCTTGTATTTCTGAATTAATTATTTGTCTATTCCAAACACCAAGTTCATCAATTTTACCTGAAAAAAAGTATAAGGGGATAATTCCAGCTTCTGCACCTAATCTAAATCTATTCCCTGTATTATTTCCTATTAAAGTATTAGACATGGTTTGAGTTTTAACTAAAATTCCATTAATATAGGCTAATAAAATTCCTGAATTAAAAGTAACAGTAAACATATACCAAACATTCATATTTAATACTTGATCTATAGTTATATCTGTATGTGTACTACCATTACCTATAGAAAGTATTAATTTATTACCTACTACGCTTCCATTGGTATATAAAGAAATTCCATATTTATTATCAACCCTTTCTTCATTAGATAATATCATTTGTATTCCTGAAAAAGAATTTATATTTACCCAAGTATTTATACTTATTTTTTCTCCTGTAACTGGAACTATTCCTGTTAAATAATTAGACCCCGTAAATTCTGCACTATTATTTATTTTACCAGTACTATATAAAACAGATCCAGTATTAGTTAGTGTGTAGTTATTACCTGTAGAATCAATAGAATTACCAGAGTTTTCATCTTCTTTCCAATATCCAAATAAGTCTAATAATAAATTACTAGGTGGAACATTTGGTAAATCATCTAAGAATCCATCTCCTCTCGTTTTTGTAAAAGTACCTTCTATTCTATTGAATCCGTAATAGTTAGATAAAACTATATCATCTATTGTTGTTGTTGTTTTAAAAGTAGGTGTTATATCATTTGAAGCTACATGATGTACTCCTATTGCTCTAATATACTTTAATGATGCACTGTTATTTAATAAGTTATCCGATCCTAAAATAGTAACTCCATTAATTAATAACTTATCAACTTTAGCTAAATTTAAAATCTCAACTAATGGAGAATCATTAGGTATTGTATTTCTTTCAACATATGCTGAAATATTTAATATACCCACTGTTGCGCCATCTATAACAAAATGACTTATTGTACTTGTCGTGTAAGGATCATTTGAGTAATAATTTTCAATATTTAATGTTTTTAAAACAGTATTAACTCCTTTCACCATAAATGATGGATTATTATTAACCGAGAAATCATTTCTCATATAATTTCTTAAAGTTATTCTTTCAGCATTACAATTTAATGAGGCTTTTGCGAAATTACCTCCATAAGCCGTTCCGCTTAAATTAGTAACGTTTATATTTTCAATTAACACTTTCCCTACATTACCAGGTCCTGCATCTTCTAATCCTGCTGGATTTTGTAAATAATTATCAATTACTAACCAATAAGCTTGACAAATTCCTTCTACATTTCTAATTGAAACATTATCTATTAATTTATTTCCACTTAATAATCTAATTCCCATTTGTGAATTATCAAAATATAGGTTTTGAAAATCTACGTTTGTTGCTGAACCAGATTTGCCAAAATAGACTGTGTAATCTCCAGGGTCAACTCCATTTTTAAGCAATGAAGTATTCAGTGTAATTGCGTCATCACCACATTTTGCTCTAAGTCCATTTACTTTAATATTATTTTGATATCCGTCAAAATCTAAACCATCTTGGTTAACGTATACTGTTTCTCCTTGATATATATTCATATTTTCGACTACTACATTTTCATTTGTATGAAATAAACATGCATAAGTTCTAGTATTAATTAAGTTAATATCTTTTAACTGTATATTTTTAACACCATACATTCTAATCCCTGTAACAAATCCATAAGTTGAACTGGAGTGCATTTGTTTAGATAGCCCCTCTCTATATCCATTACCATTCCATATACCACCTGTTATAGATATATTAGTATCTGGAAAAACACCTGGTGATGATACAGGTAATGCATTATAATTAGATAGTATAGCTTTGTCTGAATTATCTCTAAGAATTGCCCCACACCCTTCTAACGCAATAATTGTAGTATAACTTTTTATATTTAATCCTGTAACAGAATATTTACCATCCCAATATACTAGTAAGGGATTGTCAAATGATGCTTCATCTAAAATATATTGAATTATTGAAGTATTATCAGTTCCAAAAGTTGAACTATTTAGTGATATATCAGCATCTGATATACACCCTTTATCTGATAAAAAAATAATTCTATTTTCGCTTCCTGCCCCTTTGTTAGCTAAAAACCATTGTTTATTTACAGCATCCAAATCTTCAATAGGGTCTTGAACAGGTAATGTCCCTCCTCCTGTTCCTATTGTACCTGCTTGATATATTGGTATATTATTTGGTCTTGCTACACTATCTGGACTATCTATTCCTAATTCTAAAAATGCAAATGTTGCACTTCCATCAGGTTGAAAAGCAGTTCCTGTATAAATTCCATTAGAAAATGTTGGTGGAGATGGTAAATCAGATAATTGTTTCCATCCTATTGTTACAGCTTCTGCATTTCCACTTCCATCAAATCCTACAACTTGTCTATCTGTACCTGTTGGTAATATTCCGCCTCCCGTAATAACTGGATTTAATGGATCTGAATTATCTACTCCAACACCTGTAACTGACTGAACTCCTGGGGCTGACCCGCCCCCATTAAAATTTCCAGTATTCTGTCTATAGAATTCTTCAAAATCAATCTGACTATAAGGACTTCCGTCTTCTTCTAAAAGTTGTGTAATTAATAAAGGTGTATCACTATCCCAATCTTTAATATTAAAGAATCTATAATGCGGTTTATTTAAGTTAGACTTATCTACCAGAACTTCTTTTACAAATCCATAGAAAGTTTCTTTAGTAGCGTCATTTGAAAGAACTATGTAATTGTCTTTTCTATAAAATTTATAATTGTCCATGTTTATTCTGAAATTGTGCCAGAAGCTTTTAATTTTGTATTGTATTCATCTATTTTTGCTTCAATTGCATCAAGTCTTGCTTCAACAGCTGTTCTTTGAGCATCCACTGATGTTCTTGCCGCCGCTAAATCTGCATATGTTGCCGCTACTGCTGGAAGATTAGTTGTTGGTGTAATTTTAGCTATTGTAGCTGAAGGTTTTGGAACACTATTATATAAAGCAGTAAACAGTTTTTTTAGTTTGCTTGCCGAATTATAATTGTATAATTTCTTTATTTGTTCTGGTATTGTCATTGTGTTTATTTTTAAATTTTATTATTGCTATTATAATTAATATTCCTATAGTTATGTAATCATTTAAATTAATTTCTCTTGTATTGAAATATAATCTGTCTATAATGTCCTGTATTAAAAAACATTTTATAAATTCTGTACCAATCCAAGATATTTTTTCTGCATGTTTTGTAAAACTTATTAGTAAAATTAGTGTAGCTAATCTCTCCACTACAACAAAATATTCATACCAGATGTCTTCATTATATTTACACAAATATCCACTTATCTGACTACAGAAAATAAATAAAATTATAGTTAATATTATACAACTACTTTGGAATTTCACCCTTAGGTGGCTTTGGTGGCGTTGGAAGTATTGTATCAGCCGATTTAGGTTTATCATTATCTTTAACTTTTTTCTTTTTAAATTTGATTATTCCTGCGATAATAACTACTAATATAATTCCTGCTACTATGTATTCTTTCATTGTTTTATTTTTTATGCTTTTGCTAATCTTTTTGCGTAATCGAATTTTTTGTATTGTGCTCCATTATAATAAAAAGCAAATGTGTCCCAGTCGCTTAATTTTAAAGCTTTGTACATTTTTTGATTTGATTTTATAAACCTAAGACCTAATCTTAATTGGTTTAACTCGGATTCTTTTGCGTAATCCCACATATCACCAACTGTTTTAAACCCTAATAATTTATAATGAAATCCCATCACTTGCATCAACCCTACAGAAGTTGATTCCATTGCCGCTTCTTTGTTTTTAGAAAAAGCATCATTAAATGCAATCCACTCAGCTGTTTGTTTTTCTACTTTATTTAAACTCCATAATCCGCTTGGTGTATAAGGTGCCTTTCTCTTAAACCAAGATGGTTCGAATTGAATAATGATCTTTCCTGTTTCTTTTGAAAATCCTTGCCCTCCTGATTCTACTTTAACAACTTTTTTAATGTTATTAGCAGGGACATCAAATTCTACTGCTAATTTTTTATAATCTTCTTCTGTTATCATTCTTCTGGTGGTATTTCCTTATTTAATATCTTCTTACTAACTTCCGTTATTCCTAATAATGCTGTTAAAAATAAAAGTAAAGAATTAAAGACATCTATTGCGTAGTGATTCACTTCTTTCTGTAAAATTTTATCTGAAATTACAATGAAAGTCCCTAACAATAATACAAAAATAAAAGTGACTAGGATGGTTAGGCTTTTTCTAGACCAAATCCCATCTTTATTTTTTAGAGTGTCATCTATTAGTTTCATATATTCCCGTTTTTAATCTCTTCTAATTCTTTTCTGATTTCTTTATTTTCTTTGTGGAGTTTATCGTGATCAGATTTTAATTTTGTATAATCCTTCTCAAGAGTTTTATATTTAGCTTCATAGGATTCTGCTCTTTCTTCAAGTATTGCATTCCTTAAAAGCATTTCACCATACTTGTGAGTTAGATCGGCATTAGACTTTTCTAGACTTTCAACTCTCTTAGTAACATCATCAATCATCTTTTTGTAAATATCTACAACTTGAGATGCTAAACTCACTTCATCTGTTTTTTCTTTAATGACTCTAGACTTTTTTGCTGTGAACCACGCGGCCACTGGTAATGCAACTAAAGAGAAATCCTTCCAATAAAGTACTATATTTTCTATCCAATTCATTGAGTAGGTTTTATAAAAAAGGAGAGAAAATTTTAGCCTTCTCTCCTTTGATCATTAATTGGACATTATTTATTTTGCAAATGCTTGTACCACAGGTAATCCAGCTGCACTAGCTAATTGCGCTAAAAGTGTTTCTACTGCGGTTTGACGGCCAACTTCAACAATAATATTAAGATTTGTTTTAATTGAAGAATGTGGTAACAATTTGTAATAGAACTGAGGTCGAATTGTAATTGTATATTGAATATACTGAGCTAAACCTCTAAGTCTTGATTCTTGTCCCCATAACCATTTACCATAGTTATTACCTACAAATCTTTCAACACCATCTAAATTGTATCTGGCCTGATCTTCTCTGTTATATAAGTAACCTCCTAGTGCTTCTGGATCTGCGGCGATTGACAACACTTTAACTTTGAAAGGAAATTTACTTGATTCCCAGTTCTCTGCAATGTATGTTGCTTGACCGCCTGCTACAGAAATACGAGTAGAAGTTGCGTAAAATGGCATATCATCTCTATACTCTTCTGATCCAGACATTGTGAAAGGTTTACCTCTGAAACGGATACCCATTTTTGCTGCTGCATCGTACTCATCAATAGCTGTTTCCCAAACATTTAAACCGTAGTTTTTAGGTGCTTCTGCTGTAAATAAAGCTCTGAACTCGTCTGAACACTCTTCACAAACAATATTTGTTGGGACGTTAGTTCTGTAAGTTGTTTGACATAAAGAAGAAATTTGTGCTCCTGATCCCACTGCTGCTGCAACTGTACCTGCCAATGTGCCTGTAGCTGTTGCGATAGAGAATCCTGGATATGTTGCTGATGGCGCTACTAAAATAATTGTTGCTCCACTAGACGTTATCGTTCCACCTGTTGCTAATTCAATTGCGGCTTTATTAGCTGTAATAAAGTTAGTAGCTGTAGTAGCTAAATCTGTAGCAAATGTAGCTGTATAGGGAATGCCACCAATTGTAATTGTAGCTGTTCCTGAAGTACCTGTTAGTGTTACTGTTCTTGATAAATTAACTGTATCTATTGCAATTGTTAAATCAGGATAAGCTTCTTGTAACTCTGCTAGAATATCTCCACCACACTCATCATCTGCAATTGTGATTGTATATGCTTTAGTAGTTGATTGACAAATATCTCCTAATACCCATGCAGTAGAAACTGTGGTTGCATTAGAACAAACTGCTTGAACTTCTCCTGCTAAATCAAATACCGCTGTTGAAGCTGGTGCAGAAATAGCTCTGAATGTTGTAATTTGTGCATCTGTTAACTCTGCTGTTACCACCACTGTGTATGTTCCTACACCCGCAACTGAACCACCAATTTTAACTGCTGTTCCTGTTACAAATCCTGGTAAATCATCAATTGTAGTTACTAAACTTGCTCCATCATCTTCTAAAGCAATAGAGTAAACAAATCCTGCTGCAATTTCTGTATATCCTGCTGGGCAAGTATCACATCCTTTAATTTTAGAAGCTAAACTTGTTGTATAAGCAGGAATTGATGTCCCCACTGGTGCTTGTAAAGTATAAACTGTTTGGTTTCCTGAAACTTCGTCTGTTCTTACAACTTTGTAAAGTGGGTATTGTGCTTGTACTCTGGCCAAGGCTGTTGAATCTCCATTATCAAATAAAGTTAAATTGTAATACTGATAATCAACTGTATCTTCTAATGCTCCGTTTAAACTATTAACAACTAATGCGTCAACATAGTCTGTTACAGGTACACCACCCAATAATTTTGTAGCGTTAAATTCAGCCACAGCTTTTTCAACTAGTTCTTGCATTGTAACCACACCATTAGCGCAATCAATACATACTCCGTCATCGTCAAGATAAGGATATTGTAGGTCTAATCTAATAGTTGTTTCTCCTTCTTTATAACCTAAATTATACATTGGATCTCCGCAAAGAGTAATGTCAATTCCTGTAGAAGTTCTTTCTCCTACTATAATTTCTGTTCCTGGCTTACCATTGTATCCGATAATAAAATCATCTACTTCGATACCTGTTCTATTTGGAACCTCTACTCTAATATCCTAATATCTGCAATTCTGAAAGTCTGGCTCTCATATGCTTTATTTGTAGTGTATTGAGACACTGGTTTGTCGAACGCTCCTACAAGCAAATCGAATGATTTATCTTTTGATTGTCCTGTGAAAGTTGAGTAAACTTTTCTTCCGTTTTGTGTAAGCTCTTTATTATCGTTACTAACAATGGCTAGTACGCCGTTAGTTACATTTAAAGAACCACCTGTTGTTAGAGTCTTACCATCTATGATGAAAAAGTCTCTCTCTAATGCTCCCGCTGTTGCCATTCTATTGTTTTTTGTTTAAATTAATTTTTTGTTATTGCGTTTTGTTTTTCTGCTTGATATTTTGGATCGTCTGTATTCAACAAGAATTCTGCTGCTAATAAATCTATTACTCTGTTCATAAATTTATCGTCGAATTCTGGATTATTTGAATTAAACTCACTCTCTGGATTTTCTGGGTCTTTAAGACCAACTTGGATTGGATAACGATAGTAGGAAAGATTTGCTCTATCGATGGTAAAGTCATCTGAAGTGTAGATAATAATTTTATCAGATGCTAAATGAAAAGGTGTTTCTCTGTGCTTGAAAGATGGATTATTATTAGAATCTCTTAGTATTCCATTAGTATCATCATCTTTAATTTCGAAGCAATCTACTTTTTTTCTTTCACAGGTATCTTTAGTGGCCGTGCAAAATAAGTTAGAGAAATCAAAATAGTCTTTAGGTAGACTAAATTCTGTGAAGTCTTTTAGTTTTTTTGAAGATGGTATAGATAAATCATGAACTAATATTTTCTGAATATACCTTATATCATCTTCAAATTTCCTGTCTAGAAACACTTCTATAAGCCTGTTAGTTACATTATTAGCTAAAACGCAAAACCTTCCTTTATCTAAACTGATTTTATCGGTGGTGGCGTTCTCATTAAGCTTTATAATTGTACTCTGGTAGAACTGTTCTGTTGTCATGTTTTTATCCTAATGCGGCATATACTAATTCTAATAAACTATTGTCTTTTAAAATATTTTTAACCGAGTCTTTTAAATCTTTTCCTAATAAATGGTCATTTAAGTAGAATCCATTCATACCTTTGATAACTTTCTTTTGTCTTTGTAGATGTTTTAAGTCTTTAAACATTACAAGCTCTTTTTTACCTGAATCTGATTCGTAGTAATTAGCATAAGTTTCTAAGAAAGCTTTTGGATTTTGATTGTCATCTTTAGAAAGCCATGTAGTAAAGATATCGTTAAGAAGTGCATCTTCACTGTCAACAACTCCTGTAATTCCCATCCACTCCAGAATAGCTGTTAAACCTTCTTTATCTGTGGATAGTAATGTAATAAATTTAGTAGTTGCCTGGCTAATTTCTAATTTTCTTTTTTGACTTACATCTACTACAGAGTCTTTATTTTCTACAGCATATTGTGCCGATCCTTTGTAGTAAGACTCACTTTCAAATTCAATTGGACATAAATCACCTTTAGAAATAAGGCAGTATAATTTGAATAATTGAAGTGGGTCAGAAGTATTGTAACTATTATCTAGCTCAATGTTTTCTGTAAAATTATCCCAAAATTCAAAATTTTTAAAATCTAAAATTTGATCTTTAGTATAAAAATCTAAAAGTGGGTTAATAATAAGCTTTGTAATATTTTGTAAAGCTATTTTTCTTAAACTTTCGTCTGGATATAGTTTAGTAAGAATTTT